GTTCGGGGAATTGCGGCACAGGGTGATGTACACGCTCTACGCCAGAGCGGAATTCGCGCGGGCGATGGAGACGCTTGCCGAACCGATGCCGGAACCGCCGAATGTCGATCGCGCGTGGGCGTGGTTTGTCGCGCAGAATCAGGGGTTCAGCGGCCAAGCAAAATCGGTCGGACAATGGAGCCGAGTGTTCACTTCTAGCGGCGGAGTGGCCAAAAACGTCAATTCCTGGCTGATGCGGCAGTCTTTATTGGACGCCTGGCGGCACCGGTTGATGACCACGCAGATCGACAACCGTGACGCCCTGGAAGTCATCCGTTATTGGGACAGCCCGGAGACTGTCTTCTACTGCGATCCGCCCTACGTGCTAGACACGCGAGCGAAGGGAAGCCGCGCGAAGTATAAGCACGAATGCCAAAACGACCATCATGCATCTTTAGTTGACGCGCTTCTGGGCTTGAAGGGAAAGGCTGTTGTGAGTGGCTACGATCACGCGATCTACGAACCGTTGGCGGCGGCGGGGTGGGAATGCAAGAGATTTTCTACCGCTTGTCACGCCCCCAACAGAGGGAGGGGCTCTAAAGTTCGCGGCCCAGGTAACGGCATGAAGTACTGCCCCCGCACGGAATGCGTTTGGGTTTCGCCAGATGCGGAAAGCGAGCCATTGTCAATTCACTCCGCCAATGGAAAGGCTGCCAAAAATGGGAAAGCCTGAGTGGCTGCTGACCAGCCTGGCATTCATCATCTTGCCAGTCATGATCTTGTTCGATTCGATTGAGCGCACGTGGTGGTACTTCGGCGAACCGAGCCTGTTCTTTTTCATAATGTTCCTGGCATTGTCCGCCGCGCCTCTTGTCGGTGTCTACTGCTTAACGCGAGTGTTTAGCCGTGGCTGATTCACCTGAACGAAAACTTCTCGCCGAAACGTACAAGGCGCTTGAGTCGCGTGGCTATGGCGCGATGCTTAATTCGCGCTGGCTGCCCAAGACTTGGACCTCCATGCGCCCGGCGATCGAGGCCTATGTGAGGTTCAATGAACTGGAGCCAGGCCAGCCGCTTGAAGCGCTGTTTGCGAACCTGAGTCGCCCATGTTGCGCCCGGCCGGACATCGATTATAACCGCGACGGCTTGCCCGTCGAAAGCGAGAAGGTCAAGCCCGACAAGCGGATCATCGAGGCGGCGATCGAAGACAGGATCGACGTGCTTGAGCGTGGCGTCACGTTCTGGACTCATGAGCCGATTCGCGTGCATTGGGCGTTCGACAAAATCCCGGATAGCAATGATTCCTTCCAGCGCACGCGCACTGTCGAACAGATTTGGGATCGTCTAGTCCATATCGCGCACAACCTTTGCGGCGTGCGATTCGTCCGGGTTCAGTCGCCGAGCGAGGCGAACCTAACCGGCTCAAGTCGATGGCTTGGCCCTGGCGTGCTGGGGTTGGCCCAAGTTGCTCAGCGTGGCATGGCGCCGGATGCTCGGCTCTGGCACCGCCTCAATCCATCCTTTGACCTCTCGGTCCTCCTCCTCTTATCGACATGGATCCATGAGATATGGCATAGCCTCGGGTGTCCGCACTTGCGCGGCGGCGTAAATTTCATGAACCCCAGCCATATGCCTCAATTGCGCGTACCCGGCCCGAAGGATCGGGAGTGGTCGTTGCGGCACTACCCGCAAAAGCTGGGATTCGATCCGAGTGGCGACCTAGCGTTCATTGGCTGGGAGCCGGGCGACAGCAAGCCGGACCCAGCGCCTGACCCGCCGAAGCCACCTAGCCCTGAACCACCCGACGGTCGGGAGGCCACAGTCGCCATCACGGAAGACGGGCAAACCCGAATTTATCGCGGCGTAAGGGTGAACTGAAATGGCGTTCCATCTGCCACAATTGGACCTGCCCTCGAAAATCATCGCTCTGTCGGGTTCGGCCGCAAACATGGGCGTCGCCGTAGTCGCCTACGCGGAGAGCCAGCCGCTTTGGGTTGTCGCGATTGCCACGGCGCTGTCCATCCTGACGCCCGCCGGTGTTTGGTTTGTGCGCGGCTGGGTCGACCACATCGAGAAGCGGCACATGCACGCGGTCGAGCGCGAAAACGAGCGGCTCCGCGAGAAGCTGGAAAAGACAAAACAAGAAATCGCGCAGGTCACGCGTGACCGCGATCAAGTCTCCGAGAGCCTAGACCGCTCTAAGCGGTTACTGCACGACATGGGGATCCAGACATGAAATTCAATCGACGCGACGCGCTTTCGATCGCCGGAACAATCGGCCTTCTGATCGCCCTCTTGGCGGGATCGTTTGGAGGCGAGCCGAATGAGGAGATGGCTTCCCAAGCCGCCCAATTGATTGGCGTTCTCGCTGCCGCCTTGGGCTATGGCGGCGCGTCCCTGGCTGACGCGGCTGACCGGGGCAAGGATGCTTCCCCCTGAGTTCGACATCGTTGGCGTGTTGTGGCTGATCTTCCTTTGCGGCGTGGCGCTCAGGGCGCTCACGACGCTGACGGCCTTGATCACCCTGTTTTTTCTTTAAGGGGGCGGGCTCATGCTCGGCAAATCGATCGACCTCTCGGCCTTGCTTTGCCTGCTCGGCGGCGGCGTGATGCTCGGCCTGGCCGTGGCGCCCGGCGCGCTGCCGCACTCGCCGTACTGCGGCCTCACTATCGAGCAAGTGTTGCAGGCCGAGCCCCAGCAGCAATCAGGGACCACCCTTGACGACGTCAAGGCATTGGCCGGCGGCGCGTCGCTGTCGATCGGCGCCGTGATCGTCCTCTTGGCGCGGATGGCCTTCAAGCATCTCGAACACCGACGCGAACACGACAAGGTCAAGGCGCAGTCGCAGTCCGAGTTCTTGCTGGAACTGCACGAACGGCTGTTGAAGCGGATTGAGGAGGGACGAATGGGCGGACACAAATCAGACGCCGAGACGGCCAAGAAATCGGAAAGCGAGGATTGAACGTGTACGTTGTGCGTCGGGGCCCTGGCCAGTCCGTGTTGATCACGCACCAGGCATCGGGTGAATCGTTTCGAATCATTGTCCGGCCCAGTAAGTCGGGGCAGTCAGTCGATCTCGTCTGTGACGATGACGAGCGACTGTTTTTGATCGAGCGTGAGGCTCGACAGCAGCCCGAAACCGGGGAGCGGCGGTAAGTTGTGCCCGAGCGACGCAAGGCGGCCGCGAGGCGGAACCAGGGCGACCGTGACGCAAAGCAGGTCCGCGCCCTGGAGGCCCGCGCGCGTGGACTGACATGGCCCCAGGTCGCCCAAGAGGCGGGCTATGCCTCAGCCGATACGGCCATGTCCGCCGCGTACCGGGCGATCGAACGGCGGGCTCGGGAGTCACTGGACTACGCACGACATATCGATGTCGCGCGTTGCGAGCAGGTGATCGACCGTTACATGCCAGCGGCTTTACAGGGGGACTACGACGCGGCCCGCGTGCTGCTTCAACTCATGGGGATGAAGGCAAAACTTCTCGGTTTGGAACAGCGACCGGCACTGGCGAAGTCGCACGACATGGACGCCGAAGTCGCGATGTTTGTCGAGTCCGTGCGCCGGATCGCCGGAATCAAGGGCCAGTAATCGCCGTGACCGCGAATGGGGCCAATCGTGACAAACTCGCCGAAATCGCCCGCCTGTATGGCCTGGTGCTACCGCCCGAGGCGGTCTGCCCAGGCCATGCGTCGCCGCTCGACTTCCTGGAATCGTGGTGTCTGGAGCGGCCCTCGGTCAGTCTCGTCACCGGCCCGCGCGGCGGTGGAAAGTCGTTCCTGTCCGCGTTTGCCATACACTTGGATTCGACCGCGCGACGCAATCACGCCACGAAGGTCCTTGGCGGATCGCTGGCGCAGTCGCAACAGATTTACCGGGCCTTACAACAGTTCGCCAGGCCGCCGACACCGGCCGGACTCTATGTGCGGAACACCGCAAGCGTGACCGAATACGCCACCGGCTCCGAGGTCAGCATTCTCGCCGCGTCGAGTAAGAGCGTTCGGGGGCCGCACGTGCCGACGTTGCGGCTTGACGAGGTCGATGAAATCGATGACGACCTGCGGAATGAGGCGATGGGCATGTGCGTCAGCACGGACAGCGCCCGCGCTTCATTGGCGATGACAAGCACATGGCACCGTGTCGGCGGGCCGATGGCGCGGCTCCGTGATCAGGCCTTCGAGGCCGGTTGGCCGCAATGGACGTTCTGCATCTTCGACGTGCTGGAGCCATGCCAGGCCGAGCGGAGCGGCCCGCGCGTCGATGGTCCGGAACTGTATCAGAACTGCCCCGAATGTCCAATCCGACCGTATTGTCATGCGGATGTCCGGCCCACCCGCCGGTCCGGGCGCCCGGAGCCGAAAGCGAAGCGGTCGGCCGGCCACTATGCGATCGACGCCTTGATTCAGAAGGCGCGAATCGTCTCCGCTTCAGTCTTCGGCGCCGACTACCTTTGCGCCGGCCCTCGCTCCGAGGGCCTGTGGTTCCCGAACACGCCGCCGCAAATGGTCGATGCCCAGGCGGGTGAATATGATCCAGCGCTGCCTGTCTATCTCGCGATCGACTCGGGCGTGTTCACGTCCTGCGTTTGGTTCCAAGTCGCTGATTCCGGGCCGATGATCCGCGTGTTCGGCGACTATCTGTCCGAGGGCATCTCCGCGCGGGCCAGCGCTGCCGCCATCCTCGAAACGACGCGCAGCCTGTGCAACGATCGTCGTGATGCCATCTACACCGACCCGGCCGGCAAAGCAAGAACGGCGGTCGGCCCCACGGTGCTGGGTGAATATGAGCGGTCGGGGCTGAAGGCCGAGCCCTGGCCCCTGCGTCCCGTGGCCGACGGTCTAGCGCTGGTGGAGTCGTTCGTTGCACCCGCCGCCGGCGGATGTTCGATCGCCGTTCATCCCCGGTGCAAAAACCTGATCGCGGCGTTTCAGCACTACCGGCGGGCCAAGCGGGCGGGGCAGTGGATGGACTGGCCGGAGGACCCGCAGCACCCGCATGAGGACCTGATGGACGCCTTGCGCGGCGGACTCTGCGCTCGGTTCCCCGACGGTCGCCGGCCGGCTCCCAAGTATGCCACGGTCCAATCCGGCAAGGTCTTCTAGCTCATGCCGTCTGACATTGTCAAAAAGCGTCACCCGTCCTGGGAGAAACATGCCACGCATTGGCGCTGGCTGCTCGACTCGCTTGAGGGCGGCGACACTTACCGCTGGGCATCCTACGGGCAAGACAGCCGGGGCTTCCCGCTGCGCAACCTCGTGCGGCACAAACGCGAGTATCCGTCGCCGGGAGACGCCTTTGCGCATGTCGGGAGCCAGCAGGCTGGACAGCGTGACCTTTCGGATGATTTCACCCTCCGGCTGATCCGCACGCCGGTCCCGGACTTTGTGGCCGAGGCCACCGACAAGCATATCGCGCGCATCTTCGCCGAAGAAATCCGCCGCGACGGGCCGGAGGCCTACCTGAATTGGATTGTCGACGTCAACGGCCGACGTATGAGCGTCGACACCTGGATGCGGGATGAGATCGCGCGTCTGTTACTGACGCTCGGCACGCTCGACGTGCTGGTCGATCACCCGCCGGGTTACACGCTTGATGGCGGCCCGATCACGCTGGCTGATGCCGAAGCTCGGCGGCTCGATCGCGTGGAGGCCACGATCATCCTGCCTCAGCATGTTTTCTGGTGGCGGCGCAATCGCAACGGCCAGTACGAGGAAGTGCTGAACGAAGAGTTCACCGAAGACGCTGATGGTAATCGCGTGTCTCGGTATCGGCATTGGACGGCTTCCGAGTGGCGCCTATACAACGGCGAGGGTGAACTGATCGCCCGCGCCGAGCATCCGTTCGGCCGCGTGCCGCAGGAACGCTTGGTTTTGCGGCCGAAGCCCCGCGACCGGGCGATCGGGCTGTCGCCGATGGAATCGACCGCTGAACGCCAACGCGAGTACTACAACCGCGACTCGGAGTTGATGCTGTCGGACACGACGCAAGCCCACCCGCTGCTCCAGGGCCCTGAGGACTATGTTCAGCCTGATGGCTCGGTGCCAGTCGGTCCGGGCTGGCTGCTGCCGAAGAAAAAGAACACCAGCGGCGGCTCCGCGACCTACGAGGGGTTCGAGGTTGTCGATTTCCCCAAGGGCGCGGCGGAGTCGCTCCGATCCAATCTCAGCAAACTGCGCGACGAAGTCGATCGCTCCAACGCCCTGACCAAGCCGGCGGGGTCATCCGGCATGGGCGGTTCGACGGTAGCGCAGTCGGGCGTGTCCAAAGGCTTCGATCATCGTGACCGCAACGAATTGCTCGCGACACTGGCTGAGGGCTTGGCGGCCGTGGAGGAATCGATCGGCCGGCTGGTGGTTCAGGTGGCGACCGATGGCCGGGCGACCGATGCCGAACTGGGTCGTGTGCAAATTGTCTATCCGAAGCAGTTCGATTTGCTGAACCACGAAGAACTGAACACAGCCATCGCCGATGTCCAGGCGGCCATGCGTGACGCCGGCGAATTGCCGGAAACCGAGACCGAGCTGATCTCCCGGCTCGTTGAGCGTGTCCTGGTCGGCCTTCCGGACGATTTGCAGCGGCGACTTCGGGAGGAAATCGAGGCCGCGATCGCCGCCAAGGCGAAGATGAAGGAAGAGCGGCGCAACGCCCTGCCGCCGGTCATGGATTTCGGCCGGGAGGCGAATGACGCGCAACTGGATGAAGACGCTGAAGACAATGAGGACGCTGACGATCTGGACCAAGACAACGAGGATGAGCCGGAACTCGATCCGGAAGGTGACGCATGAGAATTCTCTTGAACCCCGAGGCGGGCGAGGGCGGCGGAACTGAAGACGCCGAGCCGGAACCGAAGCAAGGGCAGGAACAGGCCAATCAGGCCAAGCACCAAGAGCCCAAGGCCGAGGCGTCGGAACCGAAGCCCGAACCGAACCCCGAGCCGAAAACTGTATCGCTCACGGTGGATGAATACCAGCGCTACCGAGAGGCGATGGAAAAATACAACGAGGCCCAGAAGCAGCAGGAAGAGCGGCTGAAGGCCGAGGAACAACAAAAGGCCAAGGCACTGGCCGACAAGGAGGGCGTTGAGGCCGCGCTGGAAAAGGTGCGCAAGGATTACGAAGACCGACTGACCACCACGGAAACGAAATACCGCGACACGCAAAACCGGCTGCTGGCGGCGGAAAAGCAGCGGGCCATCAGTTCGGCGCTCGGCGGCTACAAGTGGGCGGGCGACGATCCCCAGGCGACCGCGAATTTCGCGGCCAGTCAACTGGCGGGCGAGTTCGAGGCGCGGTTGAACGACAACGGAGAGGTCAAGGTCGTCGAGGCCGCCACGGGCCGGCCGGCGGCCGACGTGATCCGCGAGCGCCTGCAACACCCGACGTACAAGCTGCTCTTGCTGTCCGACCAAAAGGGTGGCTCCGGTGCGACCGACGCCGAGCCTGGCCCGCCGGCGCAAGAGGAGAAGGCCAAGAGCGCGGGCGAAATGATGATCGAATTCGAGCGCAATCGCGCCAAGCAGTCGGGCAAATACAGTCTCGTGGGCCGCAATCGCACGGCTTGAGCGTAAATCTTGTTTCCAGACGCCGGATGACCCGTCGTGTTAATCACACCTAACACAACGGAGATCATCCGATGGCTGTTCGTGGCATCCTGCCCCCGAAGGAACTCTCTCCCGAGATTCCGAACGTTTTCGACGCCTTCGCCCGCGAATTGGCGATCAACCAGTTCCCGCTCGTCGCGCGGCTGCCCCGCGAGCCGGTGACCGCGCGGGAGTTCAAACTGTTCTTCGCCGACCCGAGGACGCGTGACTATACGCTCGGCGCGGACATCGGTACGACCGGTGCAACGACGGTCACGCTCAACGACAACACGCCGCTGATGGTTGGCGACGTGCTCGAAGTCGGGACTGAGCGAATCGAAGTCACGGCGATTGACGCCGGTGGCGCGGACATCACGGTTGTGCGCGGCGTCGAGGGCACGACCGCCGCAACGCACTCAAACGGCGCCGCCGTCCAACTGATCGGCAACAGCCGGACGGGCGCGGAGGTTGACCAGACGGCCAACCGCGCGGCCCGGTCCTCGGTCACGCAGTACCTGCAAACCTTCCAGTACCCAGTCCAGGTCGGCGGCTTGTCCGCGGAAATGAACGCCGCGTTGGCGGACTCGGACGCCAACCTGATTGAACAGGCGCGGCGGGAAAAGCTGGAAGAGATGGTCCGGGACGTCGAGTTCATCCTGTATTACGGCATCGGCGAATCGGACTCCGACAGCTCGACGGGCCGCGCCAAGATGCGCGGCATCCGCGAATTCGCAAAAGCCGCCAACACGCTCACGACCGACCCGACAAACAAGGGCAGCTACAGTCCCGAGGACCTCGTCCGAGACGTCTTCGAGAAGGCAAAGGCAAACGGCTCGGATGTTGACATCCTGGTGGTCTCCACGGACTGGATGGAGGGCTTCTCAATCTGGGGCCACCCGCTTGTCCGGATCGACGCCGGGCAGACTGAATTGGGCGTCGACATCAAGACGTTTTCCTCGCCGTTCCTGGGTGATGTGCCCATTATTTTGAGCACGCAACTCCGACCCAAGACGGCCTTCGGCTTGGAGTCTTCGGAGGTTAAAATGCGGCATCGGCGGCAGGAATCTTGGTTTCCACGCGGCCGGCGCGGTGACGCCTTCGAAGCCGACTGGATCGCCGACTTCGCGATCGATGTTGGCAAGCCGGCGCATCACGCCTGGGTTGAGGGAATCACGGCCTTCGCCGCATCGTAACACCAAAAGCGTCCACCTTAGGGCCGCCGGGCGCACGACCGCCCGGCTCTCACACACTTGGAGGCGGGTATGGATGTGAATTTCGAGGGCGGTCGGAAGTATTTGGCGGATGCGTTACGGTCCACGGGCGTGGACATGGCCCGACTTCGCGACCGCGCTATGAAAGACGCGGACTATCGGTCGCTCGCGAAGCTCTTGGCGCAGGCGGGCCGAGCACCGATGGTCGATCGGCCGGGCATCTTGGCCGAGGCGCGCAAGCACTACCTCGTCATCAAGGCGCGCCACGATGCGGCAACGCAAATGCTTGAGGAGGCCCTGCACTACTGCGGCCAGGACAAGCCGATTGAGCCTGGGGCAGCGGCCTCAGCCGCGACTGACGAAGCGTCGATCACGATTGGCGCTGAGCCTGAACCGGAGCCCAAGCCTGACGAAACCGCCGAGCGTAAGCCCAACCGATCCCGCCGATCGAAGAACCGCTAATGCCGCTCATCCCTCAATCCGGACGCCGCGCCTCGAGTTCTCGGGTAAAGCGCGTGGCAATCCTCCGCCGACGCCGGGCTGTTGTGCCAGTCACGCCCTCGACAGCGCCCGGCCGGTTCATCTGGCTTCGGGCTGACGAGGGGGTGAACGCGCAGGGCGCGGCGCTGTTCGACGAAGCGCAATCGCATCACCTTAGCATCCCAGACAACGCGTCGCTGAGTCTGTCGGGGCAAACGGAATTCTGGGTCGCGTGCTGGGTCAAGCTGGATGAACTTCTCTCGACAACCATGTCTATCGCCGGCCAGTTCGACGCGGCCTCAAGCGACGGCCAGTCTTGGAGGCTTCGCCTACTGCCTGGCACTGCCGAGGTCAGCGCCAGCGTCAACGCGAACGGGGACAAACTCCTCAACACGGGGTTCAACCTGACTGTCGGCCAGTGGTATTTCCTCTTGTTTTGGCGGGACATTAACAATAGTTCACTCAACGTCTCCATTAACGCGGCCAATTCGTTTGATCGATTCTTGGTTAATGAATGTGGGTAGTATAAATGACACTGCCACGCCGATTATGTTTGGCGCGATTCAGAACGGCGTCCTGCCGGATTTATTCTTTCCCGGCGCGATTGACCAACCCGCGCTCGGCAAGCCGCCCGGTGCAATTGCGGGCCTCATTACGGACATTGAGTCTAGCCTCTACAACGGCGGGAATGGACTCGCTTATGCCGAATTGACCGCCCAGCAAAAGTCGGATTGGGGGCTGGAAGCCTACTGGGAGTTCGACGAAGCTTCCGGCACGCGCAAGGACAGTCACGGGGCAAACGACCTTACTGACAACAATGGCGTCGGCCTCACGCTTGGCGTGGCCAAGAGCGAGGCCGATCCGGGCGACCCGGTGCAAGAGTGGCTCGACGCGATCGGCGGTAACAATTTCGCGTCCACCAGCGGCGGCACGTCCGCCAAGCCGACATTCCTGGACAGCCAGGACCGCGTGGTTTTCGACGGCACGGACGATCGTATCGACAAGACGGACGCGACCGTGGGCGTCAATGAGGCGTTCACGCATATCATAGAGATCGCCGAAATCCCGACTCCGCTGCCAACGGGTGTCGCGCTCTATGACGAATCGGATTCCGGCACTGGACGATACAAGCTGGCGATCAGTTTCGGCGGTGACTTTGCAATTGAAGTGAACGGCACAACGGCTGAGTTCACAACGGCCATTGAATCGGGTGACGTGTTCGCTATCCGCCGCAATGGAACGACGGTCGAAGTGTGGCGCAACGGCACATCGATCGGGACTGGCACGGTCGGGAGCGGGGCATTGAGCGCCGGCGGGATCAGCCGGATCGGCGGCAACACGACCAGCGCGGGATTCACGGAATTCGACGCCGCGCACTTATGGGCTTCGGATCAAGCGTTGAGCAACCAACAAATCATTGACCTGTCCAACTGGTTCACAGACAACTGATGGCATTTCTCGGCCACAACTGTCCAACTGGTTCACAGACAACTAATGGCATTTCTCGGCCACAATTGGACGCATCGTCACATCATCGTCGTCCACGAAGACGACCTTGAGACCGCGCGTGAGGCCTCGGTGGAGGTCGCACGCGAGGCGCTTGGCGCAACGGACGCCGAAGCCGATCGGGAGCGCGGAGGGTTTGTTCCCGTGCCCGGCTTGCCGGGTTTCTGGTGGCTCAACACTGCCTCAAGCCCCGCAATTCGGGCCGCCGTGCAAAAGCGGCTTCGGCGATTCACGCGCGACGTGTACTTCGCATGGCTCGACCGCGACGGCAGGCCGGTCGCGGGCAAGGATGGGCTTGAGGCCGGGCGCCTGAACCCCGGCACCGGGCAGTTGCGGCGTGGCCGGTCAGGCGAGATCCAAGCCGGGCGCAAACTGCGGCCGGCGGAAACAATCGCCCACGTGCGGGAACTCTTCAGCTAATGGCTATTCGATTTCACGGCGACGACGGGCTCGGCTGGAACAGCAAGAACTTCCTCAGCGGCGCGGCGGACGCCTCGATCGCGTTCTTCGCGCGCTTTCCGGCCCCGATCACGGCTCCGGGATCGTTGACGAACATCGCCGACTTCCGCGATCGCGGAGCTGTGGCGGTCCAGAGCGGCGGCGATGCCATCCGCGCCGACTTCGACGGCGTCTCCGGCAAGATCTCCGCCCCGATTCAGGCCGACACTGTCCTCCATGTCGCGGTGCTCTGGAAGGGCGGCAACCGACGGCAGCTCTACATCAACGGCGTGCTCCAAGACCAGAAGACGCACAGCCAGGCCACGATCGACACGGCGACCGGCATTGTCAAGTTCGGGGCCTTCAACAAATTCGGGGCCTCGCTCGATCCGGCCTTCAACATCGAGATCGAGAACCTGGCCTGGTGGGACGGCTACGCGCTCACCGAGCAGGAAATCAAGGACTTGCGGGACGGCACGCTCAGACCGGATGAGCTGCTCGTCCCGGCGGACCATTGGTACACGTTCGAAGGCCCGACAGACACCGCCGTTCAAACAAGCGATGTCGGCTTGCAAGACCAAATCGGCTCCGAGCACATGCCGCTGGACAGCGGCTCGCCGGTCTACAAGCCGGCGCTCACGTTCTCCGCGCCGGCCCGCATCCGCAAGGCGAGCCTGGGGCCGTGGTCCCGTCAGGTCGTCATCATTGAACTGGAAGACACCCAGGGCAATCGCGTCGAGCCCACCGGAGCGCCGGACGCCGACCCGACGTTCTTCGTGGACGGAAGCCCCGTCTTACACAACACCAGCCCGTTCTGGGGCGACGATCACACCTACGTCGTCTACCTGCTCGACAACCCCGTTCCCGATCCGGCGACCGTGACGCTCGACACGCCCACGGACTGGATCACCACGGATGTCGGCCCGGCGGGCGTCGAGACG